AATAAGCGCCTCCGCTTTATCCATCGCCTGACTTTGCCCGCGTTCTCCTGGTTTCTTCATTGCGTTTTCTCCTGTGTTTGTTGACGCATGCCTAATGTACAGCTTTAGACTTACGTACGCAACATCTTTTTACACAAAAAAGCCGTCGCACGGACGGCTTCGAAGTTGCTTACTCGTATTCAGGATTCGGGGGATCGCTGAAATCTGGTTCGGACAGTACCAATTCTTCCGGGGACTGCGCGCCGACCGGGTTAAAGAAAGCGGCTTCCGCTTTCGTGCGCGCCTCGCTCAACGGCTCGTGCGAAAGTTGCTCGGCTTGTTCGAAGTTGTCCGGCGCCTGCTCGATCTCGGCCTGCTCCAGGCTGATGAGCATTTGCTGGTTGCTAGCGCGTAGCAGCTTGAGCAATGCTTCTTCGTCGTCCATGACGCCCAGCTTGACGCGCAGGCCGAGCTTGACCGTCCCGCCCTGGAGCAATTCGAACGTGAATTTGTCGGCTTCGCGGTTGATCAGTTGCAGACTTTCGCGCTCGTCGTCCTCGTCATGAATTACAAGGATAATGCGGCCCATGGACAGTTCCCAGTCGATCGGCCCGAACTCGGGAAAGCGCAGCGTGTTGAACGTCTGGCCGTCTACCAGATCGCCCTGTTCCTGGGTGTAGAGCATGGGCCGCAGCTCAGGATTAAGCTTCGACAGTACCGCATTGGCGAAGCTGCCCGACAGCATGACGTCGTACGCGTTAACATCTTCGTCGCCGTGCTTTTCGGTGCGCAGCTTGACCTTAACGTTCATGCGTTCGCGGACAAGGTAAAAAGGATCGTGCATGCTCATGGTATTGCCTTTCAGGTGTGTGAAATTATTGTTTGACGCCATAGCGCGCTAGCAGCGCGCGCACGTTCTCGTTGATCTCTTCAACGGCGCTGAGAACCTTTGCTCCCATGTCAGCGATATACGCGTCATCGCGTTTGATGGTCTGGATATAGAGCTGCATCCCTGGCGGAAACAGCGGATGAAAACTGACGAAGTCCCACTCGTCGCACTCGCAGCACCACATGCCGCCCTGCACCTGGGGCATGTGTTCGTCCGGCATGCCGTTGAGCAGCGTATCGAGATGCACGGTTGGCGTGTACGGGCACTTTGATTCGTAGCCCTTGCGGGCACCTAGCAGGCCGTCAGGCGAGCAGCCCACTTGCATGTACTTCGGATGCCGGACGAAGCCGACTTCCTCGCAGAAGGCGCCTGTCGCGGCTTCGTAGTGCATACGCGCGATTGGCTCGTGCGTGTTGCCCCAGTCGGTCGCCTTCGAGGTCCACATCGCGCCGGGGCGGCCGGTCAGCAGCTCCAGCGTGATTTCGGTAATGGCCGTCTCGCGCGACTTCAGGAACTTTTTCCCGGTCTTGTCCATGGCGATGACTTCACCGAAGCGCGAGCCGGTCACATGGCCAAGGCGTTCGAGCAGCCATGCTTCGCTTTTCTGGTCGCTCACGCGTCACCCGTTCGCGCGAGGTCAGCGGCTTCAATCTCGGCATCGGTCATGGGTGTGGTGGGCTCAAGTTCGGCAGTGCGCGCAGCTTCGGCCGACTTCAGTTCGGCACCACGGGCGCGGACCGCCTCCTTAAATCGGTCATACAGCCCCTTATCGCCCGCCGCTTGAATTTCCTTGATGCCAGCTTGCCAAATAGCAGCTACCTCGGCGGAAGTCTCACATACGCCGGCAACCGCTACCCAGTCAGCCGACAGCGTGGCGGTTGGCGGCGTGATGTCGATCTCGGCGCCGATGCTCTTGCCTTCCATTTCCTCGGCGGTCGGCGCGCTGCCCACTTCCGGAAAGCCCTTCCGCAGCGCCTGGGCCTCGGCGCACTTGGCAATCTGGCCGCGCGAGCGCTTCTTCCACATCGTGTTTGGCGCGGTCGTATCCTTGCCGGCCACCGCGTAGTTCTCGGCCCAGTATTCGGTTGCAACGAACGCACAGCGCACGCCGGCTTTCATGCGCCACACGGTGACGCTGCACCACTCGGGCACGGTGACTGCACCGCCCGTAACTTGCAACTCGACCATTGGGCCGAACACCGGTTCGTCGGTTCCGACATGCTCACCCGTGCGCGCCGCCTGGGTACGATACAGGCTGATCCCGGGCATGACGACATCGCGCATGGACCGGCTGTTCTTGTCCCACATCGGCACAATGTGCACCGGCTTTTGCATCGGGTCCAGCCCGGCCGCTTGGCAGTAGCCCAGCACCATCTGCACGGAGCCGATTTGCGCGCCTGGGTACAACGAGTTTTGAAGCACTCGAATCAGTTCTTCTTCTGTCTGCGCTACTACTGCGCCGCCCTGCTGCACTGTGATATTGCTCATCCCTGTTTCTCCTGTTGTTGTAAATTGGTTACAGCGGTTCGCCGGTCAGTTCTTCGCCTACGCTTACCAGCTTCTCGAACAAGAACGACTGCAGCTCGCGGGACATGTCTTTCCAGCCGTGGCGCAAGTGCAGGTATTCTTCGATCAACGTGGAGGCCAGCTGTTTCGTGCCGCCCAGCTGAAAGACGCGCTCCGCAATGAAAATGGTTTCAGCTTCTGCCAGGCCGAGGCAGCCTTCGCCCAAGCTTTCGACAACCTTGATAGGGTAGCTGCCGTCAATTGGGAAACCGAGCTTGCCGCAGAATTCCAGCGCGCGCGCCATGCTCTTTTGCTGAACAACCGTGAGCTGAATTTCACGCGGTTCAAAGTGCCGCTTGGTTGCATCCTGCCAGACCTTACGCGCCGACTGGTTCATGATCGTCATGCGGTCACCAACCATCGAGCCGCACACTTCGAGGAACGCTTCTGAGGGCGCCGTGCCGTAGCCGTGGAAATCCAGATCATGCTCGAACGTGCCATCTTTGGCGGCAATCACGCTGCGCAGAAACTGCTTGTTGTCCGAGCGCAGAATGGCGCACGCAATACGAACGCGCGGCGTGTACTGGCATTTCACCGTGCGATCCTCGGTCAACTCCAGCATGGCCGTATCGTTGTAGGTGTAGATACCCGGGGCATGGTGCCGCATGACGCGCACGCCGCGGTAGTAAAAGTCAGCACTAGGCCGATTGCGCACTTCGATATTGCCGGAAACGAACAGCGGCTCATCTTCCAAGATGTATTCGTGGCGATGCGCGAAGACAGCCTCAAACGCTTCCCCCTGAACGACGATCATGGTGCTGCCAGACTCTGGCGCCGGCGTGTCAAATTCGAATGTGCCTTCGCCGTTCTCGTCTTTGCAGTTGCAGGCGATCTCACGGTATGCCATCCACAATTCCCACATCTTGCCCAGCTCAGTCGTGAAGCCGATGCTCACGGGCTGCTCATCGTTTTCCTGCATGGTCACGAATGCAAAGTCTTGGCCGCGCACCTGGTCGTTCTTGATGGCGAACTTAATCACGTTCAGGCCCGAGTAAATCGTTACACCGTGGCCGGTGCGCAGCAGCACGGCGATAGCATATTTCAGGCCGGTGCCAAAGAACCCGATTGGGTTATTGCCCTGCTTGACGCTGACGCCAAACGTGGAAATCGAGCGCACATCAATTTCACCTGCATTTTTGAAGACAATCATTTTGTTCCCTTTCAGTTTTAGTTAGATGGTGCGATTTTTTGCAGCCAGGATGCGCATTACGCCCGGCAGGTTGTTGACCTTGACGCACTCGGCGCAGGTGCACGGAGCAGCGGCCAGGCGCTCACGGGCGCCAGCGGCGATGATGCGCGCTTGCTCGGCGCGGTCGACTACGGGGAACCCGTACAGATTGCGGTCGGCGCTCACAGCGGCAGCTCCAACCAAGACGACAGCACCAGCGCCAGCACAACAGCGCCAGCAGCAAACAGCACAGCATTGCGATCACGGCGCACGGCGGCCATCATGGCGCGCTCCGAAACAGACATGCCGATACCGGCCGGCATGCGGGTGCAGTCCTTCGGCAAGTGGTCGAACGTCTGGCACTTGCCGCAGTATTTAGGGAATCGAGTGGACATCATTTTCTCCGTTTTTTTATGCGCCAGCCGGGTGACTGGCGCGGGTTGATTAGTTGAACAGTTTGGCTGCGATCAGTTCGCTGGCGTGCGCGGTTTCGGTGTCGCCGTCTTCGCGGTCGGCAATTTCCACCGTTCCATCCATAAAGCAGACGTTCAGGAAGCGGTCGCTGTATTTGCAATTCGGCTGCATGCGCGGGCTGATGGTCGCCAGCAGCTTGCCTTCAGGCGTTTCGGCGATAAATTCAGTTTTTCCCTTCGTGGTGCCGTTTGCTTTGATTGCGAAGTTAATCATTTTCTTCCCCTTGGTTGTTTGTGATCCGATGAGGAGCAGTATTTCACGGAATAACGAATCGTGCAAGCACTTTCGTTCGTCCGCAAACAACAAATTGTGCTTTACAAGATAACGGTGCCGTGAAACAATGAAGTCTCTTACAAGGAGGTTTACATGGCAACCAGAAAAACTACTGACAATTCCGGCTCACTCTTTAACAACATCATGATCAAGCACAAGTTGAAACGCGATGCGGATCTTGCCGAATTCACCGGCATGACGAAGTCGTATATCAGCGAGGTTCGACACGGCAAGCGCGAAGTTGGCGACCAAGTGCTGGTTCGCATCTGCGACCGCACCGGCATGTCGCTGAAGTCGGTCAAAGCACAGATCGCGGAGCGCGGATAATGCCGACCTTCCAGAAACGCACAATTTACCTGCGCGAGGAAAAGCAGCGCGAGACTCTGTTGGCGCTGATCCCAAATCTGCCGCTCGACGACGCGCGCCCGCTGCAAATTACGATCGAGGAATACCGGCCGACGCGCAAGCTGTCGCAGCAGGCGTATCTGTTTGCTGGCCCGCTGCGCGATATTGCAGAGCAAGCCTGGATTGATGGCAAACAATTCAGTGCTGATGTCTTGCATGAGTTCCTGAAACGCGAACTGCTTCCGGAAGAATTCGACCCTGAATTTTGCAAGGACGACTACCAAAAGTGGCGTTACGACCCGAAGGGTAATCGCATCCTGGTCGGCAGCACGACTGGTCTTACTGTCAAGGGGTTTGCCCGCTACACCGAGCAAGTGATTGCTTTTGGCGCGGCGCTTGGAGTTTCATTTACTGAGAGGTCAGAACATGGGAATGCTTGAGCGATTCGATGAAAAGATTCAGCGGTCCGACGGCTGCTGGAACTGGGCGGGCGCCATCAATGCGCAAGGCTACGGTAACTTCTGGACTGGCAAGGCTTATATGGGCGCGCACCGAATCGCTTACGTTGTATTCACCCGCGAAGAAATACCAGCCGGGAAGATGGTCTGTCACTCGTGCGATAACCGCGCTTGCGTCAACCCATCACATTTGTTTGCAGGTACTGCGAAAGAAAATACCGCTGACATGATTAGCAAGGGCCGGCAGAGTGCAGCGGTTGCAGGTGGTGCCGGGCATCCAATGGCGAAGCTCAATGATCAGGCGGTGACGAGCATGCGCGCTCAGCGCACAGCTGGGAAGCTGCTCCGTGAAATTGCGGCTCAACATGACGTTTCTGAGGCAACGGTATCGCTGGTTTGCTCGATGAAGATCTGGAAAACGGAGCGTGCACAATGAGCGCGCGCATCTGCAACCGCGAAGGATGCGCGCGGGAAGTCTTCGCACGGGCGAAGTGCTTCAGCCACTACAATTCGATGATCAAATCGCTTCGGCGCCAGGGCAGCACGCTGTTTGCGAAGGTCGACACCTGGACGGAAATCCAGAAGTACATGCCGGGCACGCTGGTGCAGCTCGCGGAGCGTTCCGAGATCGGCTACAACGCAGTCCGGGAGACGATCAACAAGCGGCACGCGGCCGGCGAGTGTCACGTTGCGGAACAACTGCCGCCGGCCGCGAGCGATGGCGGCGGACGCTGGGTCAACGTATATGCGCTTGGCCCTGGTGAAGACCATGTTGTATCGGACCGCCGAAAGAAGGCATTCGCCCTGCGCGGCCGCCGCAAGTCGCATGCGGCCCTGGTCGCGCGGAAAAAGCAACAGCCGCAGTTCGTCACCATCTGGAACCTGGCGTTTTTCAACCCAGCGGAGATGCGGCCATGAAGCGCGGCGCGCCGATGAAGCGAACCGCATTCAAGGCCAAGGCGGCGCCCGCCAAGCGCGCCACGCTCAAGACCAAGCAGCGCGCTGTCTCCCCTGTCGAAAAGGCGCTGTGGGATCGCCTGGCCAGCCTGGGCTGTATCGCCTGCATGAAGGACGGCCGGTACAACCCGCACGTGAGCATTCACCACGTTGACGGCCGCACGAAGCCGGGCTGCCATCTGCTGGTGCTGCCGCTGTGCGGACCGCATCACCAAGATGATGGGTCCGGCGCAGTGGCCGTGCATCCGTGGAAAGCGCGATTCGAAAAGCTGTACGGGCGCCAGCTCGACCTGGTGAACGAGTGCATGTCCCTACTGGAGAAAATGAAATGAACTATCGACTAGAAGCATTCCTGAACCGCTTCCGTCCTGTGCTGACTGGTGAAATCGTCGGCAAGGTTGTTGTGCTGGACAACCGCATTGTGCGCAAACTGAAACTGCGCAATTGCATCGTTGCCTATGGCGGTGGCTCACTGGATGCAGATGGAATGTATGCAAGCCATTGCCGGTTTACGTTCTTCGGTGCGGCCGGCGCCACGCTCAAGGTAATGAAGCACTACGACCAGTCCAGCCCGGACCTGATCGCCAACACATTCCCCGGCGCGCTGTGCTATGACCGGATCGGGAGGCCTGCGCCATGAAGCCGAAACAGAATTGCGGCACCTGCCGCTACAGCGAGGGCTGGTCGATGACGATCTCGGGCGGCTTCCGCTCGGGCGTGCGCGGGAAGTGCTTGTACCAGGTCGGCGCTCTGCCTGTCGTTCCGAAATGCGTGGTGCTGTACGAGTCGCGCGTGTCGGTCATGCCGCAGGATGGCGCGACCTGTGCGGTATGGGAGGCGAAACCATGAAGACCGACCGCGAACTGCTGGAGCTGGCGGCCAAGGCTGCTGGTATTGCCGTCCATATTGTCGGGGATGACGTGTCTGGTAGTGAAGTCACGTTTTATATCTCGCCAGATATGCTGTTCTGGAACCCGCTCACCGACGACGGCGACGCGCTGCGCCTGGCGGTGAAACTTCATTTTGATTTGCTGTTCCACTGGAATGGCTGTGATGACCAATATGACGAAGTTGAAGCGTACACACACGGTGCGAAAAAGGATGCTGGCGAGGTAATTGGTTTTTATCTCAATGGCGGACAAGTTGACGAGGGTGCCGCCACCCGCCGCGCCATTGTCCGTGCTGCCGCAGCTATTGTGGAGGCAATGCCATGACGCAAATCGTTCTGACGCTGCCCGTTCTGAGCGCGAATAAATACTGGCGCCCGGCCAAGATCGGCAACCGCATGACCATCGTGCCGACCAAGGAAGCTAAGCAGTACAAAACCGAGGTCGTGCGCTTGGCACGTGCGGCCGGCGTGGTGGCACCGATCAAGGGCCGCACGCAGTTGGAAATCTGGCTGTACCCACACCGCCCAATAGACTGGCAGAAGCGCCAGCGCCAGCACGGAGCGGCATGGGACGACACTGTGCAGTGCATTGATCTTGGAAACTGCGAGAAAGTTTTGTCGGATGCGCTAAACGGCGTGTGTTTTGAGGATGATTCATGGCACCGCCGAATAATCAAACAGCGCATGGAGCCTGATGGCAAAGGATATCGCGTGGTCGTGCGAATCACCGCAATCGATGTCCCAAAACCGCAACTGGAGCTGACTGCATGACCCCAAGGTATCCGAAAGAACGCCGGTGCGGCTTCCGGCTGTCGCTTCCTGACCACGCTGTTCGATTGATGACGCGATCCGAGTACTACCAAGTGACCAGCTGGTTGCGACATTGCCGCCGCATGATCGCAATGGAATTGGAGAATAATCAAAATATTCGATCAAGTTCCATCAAAACACTTGACCGGGATCAAAAGCTGTAAGAACATTCGTTTGTGCTTGGCGGCGCGGATGAAGTAGCAAAAAGCGTTTCACATGGATTCCCGGAGGTCTTCGACCTTGCCGCCAGCCCCGCGAAAGCGGGAGGGGATTCCAGGTGAAACGCTTTTTTTTCGTCTGTACTCCGCCAAGCACCGTACTCCACACGTCAGCAAGGGCCGCAACCGGGCCGCGTGGAATAAAACGGGACCGGTAGCGCAAATGATCGCGCAGGGTGCAATTCCCACAATCCGGGGGCTGGCGCAAGTTCTGCGGCCCAGGGCGTACTGAGTAGTTCAGTAGCTGGCAGAAATCCGGGTATCCGGGGTGGCGCTCAAACTCTTCTTTCCTCTCATAGGGGTTAGGGGGCGTTTGGGTGGAAATATAAAAACCAATCATCAATCCTAGAGGAAGTAATCATGGACAAGAACAAGAATCAAAGCGCTGAAACTGCGCAACATTTTTCCTGCGAGATCCTGAACAACAAGGACTTTGCCAATCTGCGGGCTCTGGCGTCGATCGACGTTGCGCCCCGTGTCATGGTCGATCGCCTGGACCTGATCGAACTGCTGGCCGAGGTTGACGCACTGCGCGGCGGCGCCAGTAGGCCCGCCAGCAAGTACAGCGCCGAATTTGAGGAAGCCTGGACCCTGTACCCGAGCCGACCCGGGGCGAGCAAAGCGGCCACCTACAAGGCCTGGACTGCGCGCCTGAAGGCTGGCGCCACCGCCCTGGAAATGATCGAGGGCACGGCCAAGTACGCCGCGTACTGCAAGGCCGAACGTACCGAAGCCGCCTACATCAAGCAGCCGGCCACCTTTTACGGCCCGGGCGAGCACTATGCCGCCGACTGGTCGTCCCGCCGGCCGCCTGGGAATGTTGGCCAAGCGGGCCCAGGTCGCGGCCCACGCCCACCACTGAGCGACATCAACGCCGCGAACAACGTCGAAGCGCTGCGCCTGCTGGGACAGCCCACCTTCTACCCTGACGACGGCATGACGATCGAGGCCGCACCATGAGCCACTATTCTGTAATTTCATCAGAACACGGCACCGGGAAAATATTAGGCATGAAACTGCTGCGCGACATATTCCCTGAAGCCAAAGCCGATTACATGAATTTCTGCTTGTTTTCGACCAGCGGGGTACATGGAAGTTATCAGACCATCGAAGAGGCCGAAGAGCACATCAAGGCGCCGACCGATGAAACCTGTAATCGCGTGACATTTCTGATTGTCCACCCGCGCATGGTTTGCCTGAAATACGGGAATTGTGAGCCTGAGACGCTGGAGGATATCCAGTTTCTCAAAGCCCTGCGCGCCAGCAGCCACGAAGAAATTGCACAGATTGGTATGCCATGAACCAGGCCGACGCCCCGCGTTTCTTCGAGCTGCTGGACCTTACCTACGACATGATCGGCGTAGGCCCTGCCAAAGTCATCAGCCCGGCCGCCAAGGCGATGTTCTTCCAGGATCTGGAGCGCTACCCGCTCGAGCTGCTGGAAGCGTCCCTGGCCGCCCACCGCCAGGACCCGGAGCGTGGCAAGTTCACCCCGAAGCCGGCCGACATCATCTTCCAGATCGAGCGCCGCCGGAAGGTCAACTGGCTGTCGGCCGACGAGGCATGGTCCCAGGTGCCCAAGATCGAAGGCATGGCGGGCCTGCTCAACGACGTGAGCGCCCAGGCGCTGGCCGTGGCTATCCCGCTGCTCGATGCGGGCGACGAGACGGCGGCCAGGATGGCGTTCAAGGGCGCATACACCCGGCTGGTCGAGGTGGCCAAGCTGGAGCGGCGCGGCCCGAAGTACTGGGTTTCCCCCGGCGGTAGTTTCGAGGAACAACTGGCGGTCGAGGCCGAGGGCGTGCGCCAGGGCCTGCTGGCACCGCCGACCCGCCCGGCTGAGGTGCCGCGCCTGACCAACGAACCCACGCCCCGCAGTAAGCCGGATCTCAAGGCGCTGCTGCTGTCGCTGAAACCAAAAACCATGTTGCCACTGGAGAAACAAGATTATGAGCCATGAAACCCAAGTCGATCACAGCCTGTGCGCGGCCAACTGCCCGATGATCGCCACCAATTCGAAAAGCACGACCGGCGGCGGGGACTGGCTGTGCTTCATCCACTTCGCCGCCGAGGGCAAACGCTGGGGCCACATCAGCGACGAACTGCGACGGCTCTCATGGTTGGTCGACATCGTCCGGGCCTTGCGCATGGTCGGTCGCCGCAAGAACTATGACGAGGTGCGCGAACAGGCCCGCCAAGCCTTCATCCTGGCCCAACGCGGCGATTTGAACATCAAAGACAGCGAGAGCATGGGGTCCTGGATGATCCGCCTGGAAGGCGTCCTGGCGCAGTCTTGCAAGGAGGGAGCGTAATGGGTGTCCGCAACATGTCGAGCTGCATCAACCCGATCGAGGTACTGATCAAAAAGCAACAGATCGGCCGGGAGGACGCGGACAAGGTCGAGCTGCCGGTGCTGGTCCATTTCGACGCCGCGCGTCGTGGGCGTTGCAGCGGAGCCGGGTACAACTTCATCAGCCGGCATCTGGTCATGGCCCATTACCTCTCGGTCCGGCTGAAGTCGCGCAGCTTCCAGACGATATCGGAGTGCGCCGGCACGCTGTGGCGCAAGGCGGGTATCCGGCCAGGGGAAGACCTGGGGCTGACCACGAAGGAGTACCGCGCCGTCCGGGCTTGCCTGGGCGTCTACTTCCGGCACCTGCCATACGTAGAAATCGGCGTGTACATGGAAGCGCAAGCCATCGCGGAGAAGATCATGAATGAGGCTACTTAACCGTTGTTCGAAATCTTTAGGGGAACAAAATGTTCGCAAGAAATGATATCCAGCAGGAAAAAGCGTTATACTCGCAGCATCGTGAAGGGGGCAAATCATGGAACTGAGCAGCCATCAATGGGTTGGAGTTATCACCCTGGCGTTAATGATCGTGTTCGGTGGCTTGGTCTACTGCGCAACGCTGCTCGAACCCCAAGAGGAAGAGACCGACGAACAGGCCCGCGAACGCGCCAGCGGCCTGGACAAGATCATCGGCGCCATCGACCCGGAGCGCCTGTAATGGACAATCTTCCAACCTTCCTCGGCGTCATCGGCGCCACTTCCGCGATTCTGCTGCTGATCATCTCCATATGGGGCAACTGGAACGACGCCCGCAAGGCGCGTGACCTCGACGCCCGCTGGAATGCCTACCTTGCCCGCGAACGCGCCCGGGTGCGCCGTGAGGAAGAAGCCAAGTCAAAGCCCATCGAATGGCCGAAGGCCGATGAGTACCTGGACCCGGCCCACCTGGAAGTGCGTCACGAGACGTACAACGCCAAGGGGGAAATCGTTCCCGAGCAGCAGAAACCCGGCATGATCTACACAAAGGCGCAGTAAATGAGGCAATCGCGCACATTGGCCGAACATTCATCGTCGCAGACCCGCAGGTCTTCGGCAGAACGTTCGGTTGAAAACGGGGAGATAGAGGGGAAATTTGGTCTGTATCCCCCTCGCGTGCGTGCGCGTGCGTTTAGGGGCTCACATTGGGAACGATGATGGAACCCCTGGGCGACTTCCGTGTGGACTGGTTCCGAATCCTGGTGCAACTCCAGGGCGAGGGGTACAGCCTGCACGGGATCGCTCACTTTACCGGCATTCCCAAGGCCTCGCTGCTGGGCTACAAGCAAGGCATCCAGCCGACCTATAACACCGGCGTCAAGCTGATCCATTGCTGGGCTCAGGCCACTGGCAAGGCAACGAGCGACGCGCCGATCGTGAACCGCTACTCCCACATGGCTTGATAGTCGAGATTTCGACCGGTGCGCGCGCCGACAATCCGGAACGTTACCTTTGATCAACCATCCGGAGTTATCCCCATGAATACCCCAGTCAAGCCTGACCGCGCTGTTTCCTTGCAAACTCCCGGCGATGTCACGCCGACCGAAGCGCCGGCCAAGCCACCCAAGACGGCCAAGTCCGAGCCGGCCAAGCCATCCGAGCGCCTGCGCGAGAGTCAGGACTACCGCCAGATGCGCGCCGCGGATATCGATCCGACCACGCTTACCGCGCCGGTGCTGACCCTGGACGGCTACCTGTGCCCGCCGACGCCAGAAGCCAAGAAGTAAAACCCCCGATCCACCTCTCACCGTAGGAGTGTTCCCATGTGCGGAAGCGCCCCAAAACTACCACCTGCAAAAGATCCGAAGGTCGAGCGCGAGAAAATCGCCGCCGAGGCGACGGCATCCGCCAATGCCAAAGCCGCAGTCGATCGCAAGGCCAAACGAAACCAGTCGTTGCTTGCCATGGGCGGCGCTATGGGTTCGCAAGGCCAAGTAACCACCAGCTCGGTCCTGGCTGTCGGCCGTTCACAGATGGGTTCGGGGGGCTGATCATGACGGAAGCCCTCGTAACGCAGATCATCCGCCGGAAAGCAGCACTGGAAGCGGCGCGTCAGCCGCATGAGCATCACTGGCGCGACTGCTTCGACTACTCGTTCCCGGAGCGTGGCGACGGCTTCTATGGGGAAAAGAACGACGCAACCGCGCTCCAGGCCAAGCGTGCGCGGCTGATGGATGGCACCAGCACCGACAGTGGTCAGATCCTTGCGGCCGCGATCATGTCTGGTGGCACGCCCAGCAACTCGCGATGGTTCGGTCTCTCGACCGGCCAGGACAGTGACGAAGAGGCGCGTTGGTTTGACCTGTGCGCGGAAGCCGTGTTCGAGTTTATCCATGGTTCGAACTACGACGCGGTGGGCTTCGAGGCATGCACCGACCTGGTTCCGGCCGGCTGGTTCGTCCTGTTCATCGACAGCGACCGGGAAAAGGGCGGGCTGCATTTCGACCTGTGGCCACTCCCATCGTGCTACATCGCCGCGGCGAAGTCGGGCGGCATGCCGGACACCCTGATCCGCACCTACGAGCTGAGCGCCGAGCAGGCGGTCAAGGACTTCGGCGAAGAGGCCGTATCCGACAAGATTCGCAAGGCCATGGCAGATGGCAAGCCGGACGAGAAGTTCAAGTTCTGCCAGTACATCTATCCGCGCGCCGAAGAGGCGAAGGGCGTCCGAGCCAAGAACCTGCCGTTCGCATCCTGTCACGTGGAGCTGGAGACGCAAAAGCTGGTGCGTGAGTCCGGATACCACGAATGCCCGTTCGTTGCGCCGCGCTGGGCCAAGTTGCCCAACAGCGACTATGCGGTCGGCCCGATGTTCCGCGCGCTGCCCGACGTAAAACAGCTCAACCGGCTGGTCCAGCTGGAAGACACGAACCTGGACATGGCCGTGTCGGGCATGTGGATTGCGGAGGACGATGGTGTCCTGAACCCGCGCACGGTCAAGGTGGGGCCGCGCAAGATCATCGTGGCCAACAGTGTTGACAGCATGAAATCCCTGGTGTCAGGTGCCAAGTTCGAGCTGTCGTTCACGAAAAAGGAGCAGCTACAAGCCGCGATCAAGCGCACGCTCATGGCCGACCAGCTCGCGCCGCAGGATGGCCCGGTGCGAACTGCGACCGAAATCCATGTGCGCACGCAGATGATTCGGCAACTACTGGGCCCGATCTACGGCCGCATGCAAGCCGAGTGGTATCAGCCGATGATCAACCGCTGTTTCGGCCTTGCCCTGCGCGCAGGCGCCCTGCCGCCGCCACCACAATCCCTGGCCGGCCGATCGTACAACGTTGTGTTCGTCTCCCCGATGGCCAAAGCGCAGAAGCTGGAAGAGGTCAACGCCGTGGAATCGTCCCTGGCTGCGGTCGGTCAGCTTGCCCTGGCCACCCAGGACATGGGCGTGTGGGACAACATCAACATGGAAGAGTCAGTCTCGATCATCCTGGAAGGTCGCGGCGCCCCGGCGCGCGTGGGCCGCTCCCAGGAAGAGATCGCGGCTATCCGTGAAGAACGGGCCAAGGCACAGCAGCAGGTCCAACAGCAGCAGCAGCAGGCTGAAATGGCGCAGAAGGTCGCGCCACAGATGGCCAAGAACGCCGGAGGCGTATGACCCACCCCACCCCCGAGCTGTACAAAGCCCTGTTCGAAGACGACAAGCGCGGCGCGGCCATCCTTGAGCACCTGATTCAGGTGTTCGCCCGTGATGCCGTGGTCGAGGGCGGCATCGATGCAGTGCTCAAGACCTACAAGCATGCTGGCCAGCGCAAGGTGCTGGACTTCATCGCAAGTCAGATCAACCGCGCCAATGGCGTTCAAACTCAAGAGGAAGAATAATGGGTATCGCAACTCTCACCGGCTCGGGCTGGTCCGTGCCAGCGCTCCAGGGCGCCAGCAACAAGCAAACCTATCTCGGGCAGGTCGCCACCGGCTGCGGCGTGCCGAACAACCTGCACGCGTCCAACCTGTTCAGCTACAGCCGTTGCCCGCACTGGGCGCGCGATGATATCCGCTCGCTGCAAATCGTGTTGCCGAACTGGTACGTCAATGCCTCGATGGTCGAGACCAACGGCGGCGGTATCGGCACCTGGACCGCATCGATCGAGTACCCGGCCGGCACGTTCACCCAGGTGACGTTCAGCGGCAGTGCGTCGGGTACCGTGGCCGCCGGCGCCAATCTGGTTTCGGACGCGGTCGCGGTCACGATCCCGAGCGGCGCCAAGTTCTGGACACGGCTTTGGCAGAGCGCCCCGGGCAAAATGCTGTGGACGAACCAGTATTGCGGCGACGGTAGTGCGCAGATGGCCTACAGCACCACCTTGGGCGGCTGTCCGGATCTGACCATGGGCGGCACCGCCGCGACCGTGACGGCGGCCGAGAACGCCATGATGTTGCCCGTCGCGATCATCGCGCAGACCTGCAAGCCGTCGATCGGCATCGTGGGCGACAGCATCAGCGTCGGCAAAGGCGACATCGGAGACGCGGGCGGACTGCAAGGGTATCTCTCGCGTGCGTTCGGCGGCCGCGCGGCGCTGGTCAATGTGGGCGTCTCGAGCGACACCCTGGTCAACTTCATCGCATCCGGCACCAAGCGGCGCGCCCTGGTCAACGACTACTGCTCGCACGCGATTGTCGAATACGGCTCGAACGACGTTACCAACGGCCGCACCGCAGCGCAGATCCTGGCCGATACGATCACGGTCCTGGGCTACTTCCCCACCAAGCGCACCGCCGTATGCACGCTGACGCCACGCGTCACCAGCACTGACGCATTCGTGACCGAGGTGAATCAGACGGTTCTGGCGTCCGAGGCGGTGCGAGTCGTTGTCAATGCGCAACGTCGGAACGGGCTGGCGGCGGCCACCACGCTGGGCGTCACCTCGGCAATCTTCGACATTGAGCGGGCGTGCGAAAGCGCGTATCTTAGCGGCAAGTGGCAAGTTATCGGCGGCACGATCTCGCCGGCGACTGCCACCTACACGGACGACGGGGTGCATCCGAATCGCACGGGCTACATGGCCATCGCGGCAAGCATTAACCCGGCGACGTTTATCTAAACCACAAGGGGAAACAACATGAATTTCAAGCATCTGATGAAACGATACATGGAAGAGGCCGACGCGACAGGTGGCTCAGGCGGCGCGGCCGTGACAGGCGGCGACACCGGCGCCGCGACCACGCAGGCAGCAGCGCCTGATTCGATCCTGGCCAACGGCGCGGGCGACATCACGCCAAGCGCCAACGATTTCATCCCGGAGAAGCTGCGCGTGATTAAGGAAGACGGCTCGTTCGATCTGGAAGCGTCGAGCCGCAAGGTCGCGGAAGCCTATGGCAACCTGGAAAAGCGGTTTGGCGCCGGTGACGTACCGCCCAAGGAGGCCAGCGAGTACAAAGTCACCGTGCCGGATGCGCTCAAGGAGGCGTTTGACCCAGCCACCGACGAGGGTACGCAGGACTTCCTGAGCAAGGCACACGCCGCCGGCTTCACCCAGGCGCAGATCGATCTGGTCATGGACCGGTACTTCGACATGGCGCCGAAACTGGTTGCCGGCGCGTTGCAACATGATGTGGCAACCGCTACGGCCGAGCTGCAAAAGACCTGGACGACTGATGCCGATCTCAAGCGCAACGTCAAGAACGCATACATCGGCGCCAACGCAGCCGCACAGAAAGCCGGCCTGGATATCAATGCCGTCATGTCGAGCGGCCTGGAGAACAACCCCACGTTCCTGCGCCTGATGGCCGCCCTGGGCCCGGAGTTCCAGGAAGACCCAGGCGCCGGCAATGCGACGATGGTCAACGAGGAGGACATCAATTCCCTGATGGCCTCCGAGGCCTACACCAACCAGCGACACGCTGACCACGCCAAGGTCAGCAAGAAGATCGCCACCTACTTCGAGCGCAAGTACGGCAACGAAGCTGCTGCCTGATCTTTCAGGCGTTCCACCCAAGGGCCCGCCACTGCGCGGGCCTTTTTCATGCCTGCGGTAAATGGTCGAGATTTCGACCAGTTCCCCGCGCAATCATTGCCACCAATCAAGGGCCTGACGTGGCGCACAGACAACCCTACAGCCCGCACCACCGCATGACTAGCCGATGCGTTGGCGTACGAACAGGCCCGGATGCCGGACAACCTGAAAGGCGAAAACCTAACCCATATTCACCTTTTGGAGCAACAACATGCCAGCATCGATTACCCAAGCGTTTGTCCAGCAGTGGGACACCACCATCCGCCAGCAAGCGCAGCAGAAGCAATCCCGTTTGGCCACCACCGTGTTCGACAAGGGCACCATTACCGGCGAGTCGTTCACTGCGAACCGCCTGGCGCCGCTGGAAGACACCCCGCAAAACACCGTGCGCCACGGCGATACCGAGTGGAGCGATGCCACCCACACCACCCGCGTGGCCCTGATGCAGGATTTCTATCAGGCCCTGCCGGTTGACCGCGCCGACGAGCCAAAAGTGCTCGCCAACCCGACTGGCGCCTACATGGACAGCCTGGTTTCTGCCTGGAACCGCCGCCAGGACAAGCTGATTTTTAACGCCCTGATCGGCAATTCGCAGACCAAGGAAGGCGCGCTGATCGCGCTGCCGGCCGGTCAGAAGATCGTCGCAGGCGCTACTGGCTTCACCAAGGCGAAGATCATCACCGCGCGCAAGATCTTCCGCAAGAACGAAGCCGACCAGCACAATGGTGAAGAACTGTTCCTGCCGTACAACAGCGAAATGCTGGAAGACATCCTGGCCGACACTACGCTGACCAGCGCCGATTTCATGGCCGTCAAGATGCTGCAAGACGGCGATGTGTCGGGTAAATGGATGGGCGTGAACTGGATCCCTTACGAGGGTATTCAGCTGGTATCGACGACCTACTCGACGGTGATGTACGCCAAGTCCGCGCTGCATCGCGGTACGGGCTTCGTCGAAGGTAAGAGCCAACGTCGCGGCGACAAGAAAGACACGATGCAAGTGTCAATGGCGGCCTCGTTCGGCTCCGTCCGCGTCGAAGAAGAGAAGGTCGTCCAGATCGACTTCGTATAACCAACCAGTAGCGGCGACCTCCGGGTCGCCGTAACCGCATCGAATCGAATCAAAATTTAGGAGCATTACACCATGGCTGAAGTCAACACTACCCAAGGCGCGAAACTGGTCGCAGGCACGAAGCTGCTGCCGTACGAATCGCACGGCCGCATCCGCATCCTCGCATCGAAGATGCCAACGACCTACGCGTCGGCGCCGATTGCTGACACCATCTTTATCGGTCGCGTCAAGGCCGGTACGCGCTTCCTCGGCACCGGCGTTGTATCGTGCGCCGCCGGCACCGCGTCGAGCACCATCAGCATCGGCTTGCGCGAAACCGCAACCGGCACCGTGGTTAGCGCGACGGCCCTGGCCACCGGCTTGGACATCGCCGCGGCCGGCGTCAAGCTGGTGAACACCGGCGCGTATGTCGCAGCTGGTGCGGAGTACATCACCACGAAAGAGTGCGACGTGTACGCCACCATCGCCGGCGCTGCTTTGGCTGCCAACCAGTCGCTGAAGTTCGAACTGCCGTACGTCGCCGACTGATCGACCGTTTCTCCCTGCCCCCTGTGGGTGTTCTTTGCCGGGGCCTTTGTGCCCCGGTTTTTTATTGAGGTTTCGATTATGGCCAGTGACGTTTCCATCGCTTCAAATGCGCTCGTAATGCTGGGCGGCCAGTCCTTCAGCTCATTCGACGAGCCAAAGCCACATGTGCGCGTTGCCGCAAGCATCTATGCCACCGTGCGCGACGATGTGTTGCGCCTGCATCCGTGGAACTGCGCGACCGACCGGGTAATCCTGGCGCCGCTCGTCACCCCACCCGCATTCGATTTCGCGTATCAGTTCGCACTGCCCGGCGACTGGCTGCGCACCATTCAGGTCGGGCGCGCCGGCGACCCGCTCGAATACCGGTCCGAGCGCCAACGCATCCTGGCCGCCGTCAACGCGCTGCCGCTGGTCTACATCTTCCGCAACACGGCCGAGGACACATGGTCTGCCAACCTGATTCACGTGATGGAACTGGCGCTAGCCGCGAAGATGGCTTACACGATCACCAGCAGCATTTCTGTGCGCGACAGCTTCCGCGATGAGTTCGCGCGCGAGCTGAAGGCGGCCAAGGCCATCGACGGCCAGGACGATCCACCGGAAGAGTTCGCCGCCGGCTCGTTCCTCGAAGCGCGATTCTCGTAAGGAGCTGCAATGGCACGTGTCACTATCAATCAAACAAATTTCACGGCCGGCGAGGTCTCCCCCAAGTGCTACGGACGGGTCGATCTGACGCGCTACCAGAACGGCGCGCGGGCGATGCCGAACTGCAAAATCAACATTCACGGTGGGGCCGAGCGCCGCGACGGAACGGTATATGTGGCCGAGACGAAGAACAGCGCCGCACGCTGCCGCCTGATCCCTTACGTGTTCAGCACCACCCAGGCGTATGTCCTGGAGTTCGGCAACCTGTACATGCGCGTGTACGTCCAGAGCGGCGGACAGGTGCTGAGCGGCGGCTTGCCGTATGAGATCGTGACGCCGTACACGACTGCCATGCTCGACGAACTGGATTACACCCAGGGCGCCGATACGATGTTCCTGTGCCACCGCGATGTGCCGGTGCATACGCTCAAGCGCAACGCAAGCGACCAGTGGTCCCTCAACCCCGCCCCGTTCACTGTGGAGCCATTCGACGAGATCGGCCATACCTTCCCGTACGACCTGACTTTACTGGGCGCGGGCGTGGGCTCATGGGGCGCGACCACGACCACGTTCACTTTTCTGCCAGGCGACAAAGGCCGCCGGATCACCTACCAGAACGGGGTAGCGGTAATCGACACGGTTTTCAGCGGTACATCGATCAACATCACGACGACCGCCGCTTTCCCGACGACAGTGCTTCCGGCCAGCCAGTGGCAGCTTCTGGATTCGCCGCAATCTGACATGACGCCAGCGTTCAAGGACCCAGTCGGCGCCGTAACCGCGCTGACCTCGCCAACGAATAGCTGGCGCGCCCAAGACGTGGGCAAGTTCGTCCGCATCAATGGCGGCCTGATTCAGATCACGCAGTGGAGCAACGTCAATAGCGTCAATGGGGTTATCAAGCAGGAGCTGGCCAGCGTGGTCGCCGCGCCGCCCAGTGCCTGGACGCTAGAAGCATCGGTCTGGAACGCGATCAACGGCTACCCGAGTACCGGCACGCTGTACGAGCAGCGCCTGATCCTGGCCGGATCGAATGCTTACCCGCAAACGGTATGGGGCTCGCGCTCCGGGCTGTTCTACGATTTCACGATCGGCACGAATGACGACGACGCCTTCAGCTTCAGCCTGCCATCGACGGGGCAGATCAACCCGATTCAGCGCATGATCAGCGCCAACGCATTGATCCCGCTGACCTACGGCGGCGAACACACCATGCAGGGCGGTAACGACCTCCCGCTGACGCCGACCAACGTCAAGGCCCGCACGCCGTCGGCATACGGCTGCAACAAGGTCAAGCCGGTGCGGATCGGTAGCGAAATCCTGTTCGTGCAGCGCGCCGGGCGCAAGATTCGCGCACTGGCCTACCGCCTGGAAAGCGACGCTTACAACGCTCCGGACTTGACTGTGCTGGCTGAACACATCACCGAATCCGGGGTGACGGACATGGCCTACCAGCAGGAGCCGCTGCCGGTCTTGTGGTGCGTGCGCGCCGACGGCAAGATCGCGACGATGACGCTCGACCGTGACGAGGGCGTGACAGCCTGGACGCCGCTCAATACTGACGGCCTGTTCGAATCAGTCGCCGCGATTCCGAATGAAACCGGGGATGAAGTGTGGGTGGCGGTGCAGCGCACGATCAACGGCGCGACGAAACGATACGTTGAACGCTTCGATTCCACCCGCTACACCGATTGCGGCATCGAAGGAACGAGCGGCCCAGGCGCCAGCGTATGGGGCAACCTTGGCCACCTGGAGGGCGAACAGGTGGCGGTCAAGGCGGATGGCGTGTACCTCGGGCTGTTCACAGTGGCGGGCGCCCAGGTCACTCTGCCGCGCGACGCATTCGAGGTCGAGATTGGCGTGCTGTTTTCGAACAGTGTCACACTGCTGCGCCCCGAAGTGCAGGCCGGCGACGGCACCGCCCAGGGCAACGCGCAACGCGTACATGAAATCTCAGTGCTGATCATGAACAGCGTAGGAATGAAAATCAACGGCGACGAGGTGGCGTTCCGCGAGTTCGGTACCGAGTTGCTCGACGAGGCGCCCGGAATTTTCTCTGGCTACAAACGGGCTGGTCTGGTCCAATGGGTACGTGACGATGAGCAAGAAATCACGATCACACAAGACGAGCCGTATCCGTTCCACGTGCTATCGGTCGTGCGCAAACTGACCGTCAACCCATAAGGTATAGAGATGAAGATTCGCCCCGCCGTACCGGATGACCTGCCAACGCTGCTCGAGCTGGGCCGCTGCATGCATGCCGAGTCCCCCAGGTTCAACGCCCTGACGTTCGACGACACGAAGGTGCTCGAGCTGCTGACCAGCGCCATCGAAGACGACCGCTACCTGTTGATCGTGGTCGATGACGGCGAGGGCGACCTGGTCGGTGGGTTCATCGGCTATATAACGCCGGCCTGGTTCAGCCACGATGAGGTGGCCGCCGACTTGGCTCTGTTCGTCGATCCTGACCGGCGCGGCGGCATCGTGGCGGCGCGCCTGCTCAAGGCGTATGCCGAATGGGCGGAGGCACGTGGGGCGAAGCAGATCACCGCTGGGATTAGCACCGGCGTCATGGTCGAGCAGACGGCGCAGATGTATCGCCGGCTTGGCTTTAACCAGTATGGCTATCTGTTCGAGGTGCCCAATGATTGAGGTCAAACGCACCACCATTGCCGCGCTCGAAGCGGCGCCTGAGCTGCCCGCCCTGCTGGCCGAGTATGCGACGGAATCGGCAAACGACGAGATCGGCCCGGCCACGCCGCAGTTCGCCACCTACCGCGCGATGGAAGCATCTGGCCTGTTCCAGGCGTTTGCCGCGGTCGACGGTGCCGCCCTGGTCGGTTTCATGTTCCTGCTGACCCCGACGCTGCCGCACTTCGGGAAGATGGTCGGTGTGGCCGAATCGTATTTCGTCGCCGCGGCGCATCGCAAGACCGGCGCCGGCACCCAGCTCCGGCAGGCGGCGGAAGCGGCGGCGGCGGCGGCGGGCGCGGTCGGCATGCTGATCACCGCACCGTCGGGAGGTCGGCTCGAACAGGTCATGCCGCGTGTCGGCTACCGGGAAACCGGTCTTACATTCTTCAAGGGGTTCTGATGAGCATGACCGTACCATCGAAGTTCAGCATTCAGCCGATGTCGCCGGATGCGGTGGCGCGCGTGACCGAGCTGGAACAGCGCATCCTGGCGCTGCCCCAGGTCGAGATCCACACGCAGCACGTCCTGCACGCCGGCATGTACTCGCGCACGATCACAATCCCCGCCGGCGTTGTGCTGACGGGGGCGTTGATCAAGCGCGCCACCCTGGTCATCGTGAGCGGCGACGTGCTGGTGTCGCGGGGCGATGCCGAGGGCCTGCGCATCACTGGCACCGAGGTGCTGCCGGCCAGTGCCGGGCGCAAACAGGCGTTCGTGGCCTATGCCGACACCACCGTGACCATGATTTTCCCGACCAGCGCCGCGACCGTGGAAGAGGCGGAAGTCGAATTTACCGACGATACCGAGCTGCTGTTTTCGCGTCGCGATCCGAATCTCAATACCATCATCATCACAGGAGAATAACTATGTCAGGCGGAATTTCAGCGACCACAATGGTCATGATGGCGGCCACGGCCGTCAGCGCGGTTGCGGGATTGTATGCCGCAGATTCGGCGGATAAGTCAGCGGATGCCGGCGCCGAGTTGCAGCGCCGCGAAGGTGCCCAACAGGCCGATGCCGCAATGGCCCAGGCCGAGAAGATCCGGAAGGCCGGGCGCGCGCAGGCCGGCGCGGCCAATGCGGCAATGGCCGCTTCGGGTGTCGCCATCGGCGAAGGCACGCCGCTACGCATCAACGAGGCGATCTATCAGGATTCGGAGAGCGACGCCTACAGCACGCTGCTCACCGGCACCCGGCGCCAGCGCTCAAGCGAAGAGCAGGCCGGCATCATGGAAAGCGAAGGCAAGGCGGCGAAGACGGGCGGCTACCTGAGCGCCACGGCATCGGTGCTGAGCGCCGGCTCGAGCTACAGCAAATGGCAAACCACGCAGAAGAGGGGCGGTTAAATGAAGATCCCAATGGGAAATTTCGGCAATGTCGTTGCCGAGCCACAGCGGCAGGCGCAGGTCCGCAACACCGGCGGCGCCATCGCGCAGGGCGTCGCGGACATCGGGCAGGCACTGGACGGCATCGGCAAGGACATGCAGCAGGCCGAGCTGCAAAAACAGCGCTCGGAAGCGGCAATGACGGCCGCGCAACTGTCGAATGACCTGCATGACGTGCATGACCAGATCGGTCGCGATGTCACTGCTGGCACGATGCCAGCGGATCAGGCTGTTCCCGAGTTCCAGAAGCGCATGGGCGAGATCAGCGGCGAGCGCATGAAGAGTTTGACCAACGACCAGCGCATGGTCATCGACGAGCATCTCGTGCGCTCTGGCGGCTCGCTGACGCGCAACTTGCAAGGTGTGGCCCTGAAGCGCACCCAGGCCGACACCGGCGCCAACCTGCTGGGCATGGGCGAACAGTTCCAGCGCGCCGCGATGCGGGATCTCCCGGGCGCCATCAAGCAGTGGGATCAGGCGGTTGATACCATGGGCCCGGCCGCCGGCTGGGGACCGGAGCAGATTGCCAAGGCCAAGCATGGATTTGTCGAAGGCGCCACGTTCAACTTTGCCAATGCAACCCTGGAAGGTGCGGCGCAGACCGGCGACATCGAACTGGTTCGCGCGGCACGCGCCAAGATCGAGGGGAAGGACGGCGAACCGATCGATCCGGCCCGCCGCACCGCCCTGATCACCAAGGCATATGGCATCGAGAACGGCATCCTGGCCAGCGGCATCCGCGATCAGGAGAAGCTGAAGCGTGAGGCGGAAGCGCGCGAGAACAAAGCCGGCGACGTGTTCAAGTCCTACCAGTCCCTGGTACTGGAAGGGCGCTACCTGTCCACCGATGCGATCAACGAGCTGTCCACCGTCACCGCCGGAACCAGCTACGCGCCCGCCGTGCAAGAGCTGGTCAAGGCCCAGGCCCAGGTGGCCGGCTTCGCGGCCCTGCCGCTGCAAGACCAGACAGCGCAGATCGAGCAGCTGCGCGCCGCCGGAAGCACGCGCGACGTGGGCACCAACCCGGACCGCGAGAAGTTGATCGGCCAACTGGAGCGGATCAGGGATTCCGGGCAGAAGGCGTACGCCGAAAACCCATGGACGGCGGCCCAGGAGCGCGGCGTTGTCCAGCGCGCCCCCGAAGTACAGTTGAACGACATCGCCGGCGCCCAGGCGGTGTTGGGCGAGCGCATGAAGGAAATCGCCACCGTGGAGGCGGCGGCGGGCCGGAAGATCTCGCCATTGCAACCGCAGGAAGCCGAGACGATCGGCAAGCTGGTCCGCACCATGCCGCCCGACCAGCAGTCCGCCGCGCTGGCCGCATTCGGCAAAGTCATCAACGATCCTGAGCGGCTTTCCGACTTCGCGCGCCAGATCGATGCCAAGGACCGGGTACTGGGAACCGCGATGATGATAGGTGACCTGCAAACCACCCAGGGCCGGTATGTGTCCGAACTGGTGCTCAAGGGTGCGCGCGCGATGAAGGACAAGACGATCTCGGTGGATTCGGCCAAGGAAACCGGATGGCGCGCCGAGATTGCGAACGAGGTGGGGGACGCCTTCCCGAATCAGGAGGTGCGCGAGCGCATGATCGAAGCGGCATTCATGGTGCAAGCCGGGTTCGCGGCCGAAGGCGGCCAACCGGATTACAAGCGCGCGCTGCGGTTGGTCGCTGGTGAGATCGTCGAACACAACGGCGCCAAGATCCCGCTCCCCCGCGCGATGGACGAAAGCACGTTCGAGAAACGCCTGACTGCCATCCAGCCGGCCGCGCTTGCCGCCCAGGCACCCGGCGGTCAGGTCTACGTCGGCAAGACGCCCGTGCCGCTCGATCAGTTCGTCAAGTCCCTGGGCGATGCCGCGCTGGTCAGCGCCGGACCAGGAAAATACAACGTGCGTGCCGGGATGGGTCTGGTGACCAATTCCAAGGGCAAGCGCATCACCATCGAGGTAGGCAATGGCAATTGATGACCTGTTCCAGTCCGGCACCGACAAGGTGCTGGATGACCGCGTAGCCCGCCCGCTGGCCGAACCACCTCCCCAAAGGTCGTTCGGCTTCAACGCTTTTAGCACGGTCGCGGCGGTGCCGAAGGGTGGCGCCGCCGGCATCACCGAGTCGGGCGGCTTCTTTGCCGACATCCTGGGTGCGTACGGGCAGGCCCAGGCGGGCCAGATGCGCGCGCTCGATCCTGCTCTGATGTTCGACCAGAAGGAAGCCGAGCGGGTCCGTGCCGAGGGCGCGGGCGCGCGCGAGCGGATCCACACCGGTGAGGCGTTCAGTACCGAGATCGGCACCAGCCTGCGCCAGACCGCGCGCGACTATGCGCCGGACCCGGCCAGCGCCAACCAGGCCGAATCTCTGCTGTTCGGGCTGTCGCGCTTCGTGACCAAGGCAGTCGGCTACTCCCTGGCCGCCGGCCCGGTGCCGGGCGCGGTGCTGACCGGCGCCGACGAGGGTATGACGGAAGCGGACCGGCTCAAGGATCAGGGCGTGGACATGGCCACCCGCACGAAGGTGGGCGCGGTGGCTGGTGCTGTGGCCGGCGTTTCCGTGTCACTGCCGATTGCCGGCACCACCTGGAAGACCACAGGCGCGCTGGTCGCGGTCGGCGGGCCGGGCGGCTTCATGGCCCAGCAGGCGGCCAGTAAAGCGATCCTGGCAAACGCCGATTACGACCAGCTTGCCGAACAGTACGATCCATTCGACCCGGTCGGGCTTGCGGTTTCCACGCTGGTCCCGGCCGGCTTCGGCGCCTATGCGATGCGCGGCGCGCGGGCGCGGGCGGCGGCCGACACTGGCCCGGCGGTACGTCAGCTCGAGCAGATGGCAGGCAACGAGAAAACGGCGCTCAAGTACGACGACACGCGCCTGGATGCCTACGCCGTGACGGCCGCCCAGCGCGAGGGAATCCCACCCGAGATGCTGCTGGCGATCAAGAACGCGGGCGAGCGCTCGAACAGCGGGCAGGTATCGACGGCCGGCGCCAAGGGCGTGATGCAGTTCATGGATTCGACTTGGACCCAGTACGGGCGAGGCGACCCGCGCGACCCGACCGCATCGATCGACGCCGGCGCGCGCTACATGAAAGACCTGCTCAAGCAGTATGACGGCAACATGCAGGCCGCGCTGGCGCACTACAACGGTGGCACCAAGGCAGGCGACGCCGTCATGCGCGGCGAGCGGCCCCCAGCCAAGGAGACGCGCGACTACCTGGAGCGCACCGAACGTTTCATCGCCGAGCGCGCCGGCACCGAGCAGGGCAAAGCAGCAGCTGCCGACCCTGAGATCGTGGCCGCCGCCCGCGTGCAGCAGGTACGCGAGACGGTCGAAGCACTCAATCCGCGCGATCCGGCCGACGTGGCCGGGCAGCAGGCGCACTTCGATTCGGTCATGCGCGCCGCCGACCAGCTGGCCGCGGGGGAGCGTGTGAACGTGGCCGAGGTTGCTCCGTTGGATGCCGCCGCCCAGGTCCGTCTGATCGATACGATAGCCGAGCGCATCGAGACCGCGCGCGAGGATCTGTCGCCAGACTTCGTCCCGGAATCGGTCGGCCCCATGCGCGCCGAGCTGGAGACCATCGCCCAGGTCAGGCAGGCCGCCGATGAGGTGGCCGCCCGCGCCGCGCCAGACGAGCATGCCGGGGTCAAGTTCGTCGACGAAGGCAAGGCCGATGCCTACCTGCGCGAGAAGAAGATCAGCAGAACGCACCGGGTCGAGAACACCGGGCGCGACGAATACAGCGTTCGGCCGAAGAAACAGGCAGGGTCAAACTGGCGCGAGAAAGCAACCGCGCGCGAGGCCAAGCTGGCCGAACAGCTCCGGGTGGCCGAGGAAAACATAGCCGCGCGCACCGCCGCCAAGGCTGAACCTGCACCGGCACCCGCCGGCCCAGCACCAGAAGCACCCGCCAACGCACCAGACGGGCCCACAGCAGGCGCGGCGCCGAAGGCTGGCGCAAACCCGCTTGCCTCATCGCTCGACGCTCAAACGGCTGAGCTTGCCCGCCTGGCGCCGGATATGATGGTCCAGCTGGAAGGCATGGACGCGCCGATGCGCCTTGCCGACGCCCTGGAAGCCGTCCGCGCCGAAGCGGCAAAGGATGCAGAAACCGCGCCGCTGTATCAGGTGGCCGCCGAATGCTTGTTGCAGAACGTATAAAGGAAACACCATGCACCCACGTTGCAGGAATGCAGTACAGGCCGCCGCCGGCCGCAAGCTGACCGATGCCGAGATCAAGAAAATTGACGACCGGATGGCCGCGACCATGCGCCAGCTCGCGCGCACCGACCCGGCATGGCAGTCGAAGCCGGCCGGTCAGCGCGTGACCGAAGCCGCACAGGTTGCCATGCAGGAGATTCAAACGGAAGCGCAATTGAAGGTGCAGCGCGCCCAGGCGCAGATCCTGGCCACCTCGGCCATGGGCAACCGGGTGGGCGACCTGATGGCGGCGTATGCGACCGAGCGCAGCCGCGCGCTGGTCAAGGAAATGGAGCTGACGGACAATTACGCCGAAGGCATGAAGCGCGAGATCATGTCGCAATTGATGCCGCTGATGGACGCGGTCAACAGCCGGGAGGGCGCGAGCGCTGGTCGCGGCGCGCTCATGTTCCTGTTCAACGCCGAAAACCCGAAGATGACCCAGGATCTTGCGCGCGAAATCTTCAATCAGGCGGACGGCGCAACCGGCAACCAGATGGCGCAGAAGGCGGCGAAGGTCTGGCTCGAGCAGATCGAGCAGATGCGCACGCGGTTCAACGGCGCCGGCGGCGATGTCGGGAAGCTCGACTATGGTTACCTGCCACAACCACACGATCAGGCGCTGGTCCGCGGCAAGGGCGACGTGGCCGCGCGCGACAGGTGGGTGCGCGACGCGCTGCCGCTGCTCGACCGTGGCCGCTACTTGATGGAAGACGGCGCGCGCATGACCGACCAGCAGCTGGCGGGCGTTCTCAACGCGGCCTGGGAAACCCTGGCCACCGGCGGCCTGAACAAGCTGGAGCCGGGCAAGAGCGGCGGCTCAGGCGCCAAGGCCAACGCCGGCAGCGAGTCGCGCGTTATCCACTTCAAGGACGCCGACGCCTACATGACTTACATGGGCAGCTACGGCGGCGGCAGCATGTACGACGCGATGATCGGGCATATCGGCGGCATGACGCGCGACATCGCCCTGGTCGAGCGCTACGGCCCGAACCCGGCCACGCAGATGCAACTGCAATTCGACCTGTCCGCCAAGGCGGATATGCGTCCGGTTGACGATCTGCCGCGCTCGTTCGGCTTCAGGCCGCAATCGTATTGGGATCTGGTCAGCGGAAAGACCGGCATGGCCACCAATGGCAACGTGGCGCGCGTGGCGCAGGACTTGCGCAACGTGCAGGTCTTCGGCAAGCTGGCCGGCGCCGTGTTGTCGAGCGTCACCGACATGGCGACTTATTTCGTCAGTACCGGGTTCAACCGGCTTTCGTATTACGACGCCCTGAAGAACATCGGCAAGGTGGCCGCCGACAGCGACACCCGCGCGTTTCTGACCATGCACGGGGTCATTGCCGACTCGATGATCTCGAACCTGAACAGGTGGGCGGGCGACAACATCAAAAACAACTGGTCCGGCCGGCTGGCCAATTCGACCATGAAGCTGTCGCTGATGAACGCCTGGACCGACACCATGCGGCGCGCGTTCTCGCTGACCATGATGGGCGGTTTGGCCAAGATGTCGAAGACGGCGTGGAACGCGCTCGACGCCGGGGACCGCACGCACCTGACGCGCAAGGGCATCACTGAGGCCGACTGGCAGGTTATCCGCTCCGGGCAATTGACCGATTACGAGGGCGGCCAGTTCCTGACACCCGAAGCGATCCGCGCCGGCGGCGATCCGCGCGCCAACGAGGTGGTGGCCAAAGTGCTGGGCCTGATCACCGACGAATCCGAATATGCGGTCATCAACCCCGATCTGGCGACGAAGTTGGCGGCCAGCGCCGGCGGCATGCAGCGCGGTACATTGCGCGGCGAGATGGCGCGATCGGTCATGCAGTTTAAGAGTTTTCCTATAGCGATGGTCTCGCGGCACTGGCGCCGGATGCTCGACATGCAGGCTCCGGACGGCGGGCCGGCCTACGCGAACCGGTTGGCCTATGCCGGCGCCATGCTGGCCAGCCTGACCGCCCTGGGCGCCGTCGCATTCCAGACCAAGCAGATCGTGCAAGGGAAAGATCCCATTGACATGACAACCGACAAGTTTTGGTTCCGTGCGATGGCGCAGGGTGGCGCGCTCAGCATCGTGGGCGACTTCCTGCTGACTGATCCGACAGCAAACGGAGGCGATGCCGTCTCGACAGGCGCCAAAGTTTTGCTCGGCCCGACATTCGGCAGTGCCGCGGATCTCACCCTGAAGCTGGGCGTGGAGAACTTCTACCAAGCGAAAGCTGGCAAGGACACGCACGCCGGCGCCGAAGCGCTGCGCATTGGTCGATCGCACTTGCCGTATGTGAACCTGTGGTATGCGAAGGCCGCGCTCGACCATATGGGATTGCATGCTCTTCAAGAGAATCTTTCCCCCGGGTATTTAGGTAAAATGCAGAAACGGGCCCGGAAAGACTGGGGGCAAGAATACTGGTGGGAACCGGGGTCTGGCGCCCCTGATCGAGCGCCTGACATGACAGCAGTAGCGGGGGAATGATGCGAAGCGACCAATACATCAAATTGCAAGAGCTACAGGAAAAGCTCGTTGACGTGTTTATCACCGAGGCCGATCCAGCGAACTGGAACGGCGCCGGTATGAAGCTGGCCGAAATGGACCAGACCACGCGCGGAAATGCCTACTGGTGCAAGAAGAACGCGACGGCCACGCTGTCGGTCATCATGCGCACCACCAGCCTGATCGGCATGGTGCAGGATCGCAGCTCGAACGGCGGCGGCGCGGCCGGCGGGGTCGACGCGCCCGAGCAGGACAAGGACGAGGACACGCTCGACGCCGAGGTCAAGAAGGCGGAAAAGGAAGCGGCGCGATGGCTGGCTCACCTTCAGCAGGGCGGAATGCAAAAGGCCCATGGAAAACCATAACGTCAACTTCCTGACCTTCTTCATCATGTGGGCGAACTACATGCGATGGGAGGTTCCGCCGCTGCACGTTCGTATCTGCATCTGGCTCGATACCTGCAAGGACCGGGAGCGCGTGCTGATGGTCTTCCGCGGCGCGGCCAAGTCCACGATCTACGCGGTCTGGTGCGCTTACCGGCTGTACCGCAACCGGGCGCACCGCGCGCTGGTCTGGTCTGCTGATAATGACACTGCCGCCATGCTGACAGCGGACACCATCAACGTGATGCGGAACCACCCGCTTTGCCGTGGCATGCTGCCTAAAAAACCAGGGTCTAGAAAATTCTGGGTGGTAGGCGCAAACGATGCCCGAAACGCAAGCATGCGCGCATCAGGCGTCGTGTCCAACGTGACTGGCGCCCGCGCGGTCGACATCGACTTCGATGATGTGGAAGTACCGGGCAACATCGAATCGCCAGAAGCCCGGCTCAAGCTGCGCAACCGGCTGTCCGAATCGACGCACATTGCCCTACCTGGCGCGCAGCAGACGCTGATCGGCACGCCGCACACGCACGACTCTATCTACCCTGAGCGCATCGCTGCCGGCGCCGCTTTCCTGAAAATCTGCCTGTTCGAGTCGGTCAAGCGCTACGAGGACACGACCAAGGCGACGCGCTACCGCTTCGACTTCACCCCGGGCGAAGATGGCATTTACGTCATGCTCGGCATTGGCGCGGGCGCGAAGATGTGCGTTCCGGGCGATGATTACCAGGTCGAGGGCGATCACATCGTATTCCACCGCCCGCCGCGCGCCACGCTCGACATCTGTGGCAACTGCTCATGGCCAAAGCGATTCGACCGGGCCGAGATCCACGAACGCCGGCGCAAGACCTTGACCCTGAACGCCTGGGATTCGCAGTACCAGCTGGAAGCTAAGCCATTGAAGGAGTCGAAATTGGACCCGCACAAACTACGCGCCTATGACGCGATGCCGCGCACCGTCAAGGCCAACGGCGCCGTGCGAATGATGCTCGGCAAGGCGCAGATCGTCAGCGGGCGCGCAGTATGGGATCCGTCACTTGGCAAGCTCAAGAGCGACGGTTCGGCATTCTCGCTGATCCTGGACGACGCGCAGGGCAATTATTATTGGCAGTGCGCCGAGGCGTTCACCGGCGAGTACGCGGAATTCTCCGACGCGGTCAACAGCAAGATCATCGGCGGGCAGGTCATGCAGGCTGTCGAGCTGATCAAAAAGTACAACATTGTCCACATTTACGTGGAAACCAACGGCGTGGGCGCCTTCACGGAAAAGCTGCTTCAGCGCGCAATTAAGCAAGAACGCCTGATTTGTGGCGTGACCGCGATCACGGCGACCGCCAACAAGAACAAACGGATTCTCGACGGTCTGGAGGGCCCGATGAAATCTGGCGTGCTGTGGGCGCATACCAGCGTCATCAACGGCCCGGCCTGGGATCAGATGATGGTCTGGAACCCGGAAGTAGCAAATCAGCCCGACGATTACCTGAATAGCGCAGCAGATGCCATCCTGCAAGCCCCTGTTCGGATCAACCATTTGGTCGAGATTTCGACCGTTTCCTCGGGTAATGATTGGCGCCAATCAACAGGTGTGTTCGAAGTCACCCTGGAAACTTAGCGCCGCATCAAAAGGCGGCGCTCCAACCGGAACCCCGCCATGACCGTATCAGTTCAAGAAACTATTTTCTCACACGTCGGGAATGGAGTAACTACCACTTTCGCATACAGTTGTCAGGTGCTCCAGGCGAGCGACTTGTATGTGTATGTTAATGGCGCGCTCGTCACGTCAGGCATTACAAAAAACGGCATTGGCGTCGCATCGGGCGGGACCGTGGTGTTTGCCGTCGCGCCAGCCAACGGTGTAAGCGTGATTCTCGAACGCGAGGTTGCTCTCGAACGAACCACCGATTACCAGCAGAACGGCGACTTCCTGGCGCGCGTGGTGAACCCCGATTTCAATCGAATCTGGATGGCGCTCCAGCAGATGTTTACGGGCCTCAATCGTGTAATGCGATTTCCGAAAACCGATGTTGATCCTGGCACGGAATTGCCAACAGCAGCCGAACGCGCCGACAAATTGCTCAGCTTCGACAGCGATGGGAATCCAGTTGTTGTTGCGGCATCGGCGCAATCCGCGACAGCGCTTGCGATTCAACTCATCAGCAATGCCGGTTCGAGCATTGTCAATTTTCTGCAATCTGGTGCTGGTGCTATCGCGATCACCTTGCAAAGCGTGTTACGCGATTATCGTCCAACCCCTCGCCAATTCGGCGGGGTTGGTGACGGTGTCGTCAATGACACCGCAGCTTTCACATCTGCCAGGACGGCGACCGGTGGGCGATACCATGTCGGTCCTGGAACATGGCTGGTCGATCCATCGCCGAACGTGTGGGACGACAACTTTACTGCATCGCCCGGCGCGTTCCTGAAAATCTCTGGCATCACGTATGACATCGGCGGCGCATTTGCTGGTGGCATGAAGTCAACAACGACACAGCGTTACACGACGTGGACGCATTCACGCATCGGGGTTCCTGTTGTCATTTGGTCGGATGGCGAAACATCGGGGGATAGCCATCGCCTTTTTCTGCCTTTCGACATTCGGCGCAACAGCCACGTAATGATCTTTGCACCTGGAACGAATGGCGGTTCGTGTGACGTGCTGTGGCGTCGCTCGGATGCGAACGTCGACGCGTACGGCAACCGCTTCAGCCAAACTTTCGAAGAGGCGTCGGACCGCATTTTGCACAGCTATGCGACTACGGCATCTGGAGCGACATCATTTGACGCCTATATTCGCTGCTACGGCGGCACCTCGGCATCGCTGGATTTCCCAGCCCTTGCGCCGTGCTTCCGCCAGGGCTGGTCGATGCAAAACCGGGCGGAAACCGGATATAAGCTTGCCTGGACCATCGGCACCGACCGGCACCATATCAAGGACTTCGCCGGAACCTTCACACATATGACATTCAGGAATGACGGTTCCGTGGGTTTCTTCGGGGCGGGTGGCGTTACTCGCCCTAACGTAACAGGTTCGCGCGGCGGCAATGCTGCTCTTGCCAGCCTGATCACAGGATTATCACAACTCGGTCTGATCACCGATTCCACCACCGCCTAAAGGGAAGCCATGGACCAAACACTAATTAATATTGCACTCACAATCGCTATGGGGATCGGTGGCGTTGTTATGGGCGCCATCGGCTGGTTTGCCAGAACCCTATGGGATCGGATTCAAGAACATTCGAAAGAGATCGCTGATATCCGGGTCAAACTCGCAGCCGAATACGTATCGAATTCAGAACTGATCAGTGCGGTATCGGACATTAAAGATAGCGTTCGAAATATGACGATGGAAATGAAAGCGGACATCGGATATATCCGGAACCGCCTCGACGGCCTGCCGCAACGGCGCCAATCGGACCCATCAGTATGACTCCGCTGCGCCTGCTGCTGACGGCCATCCGCCCGGCTCTTTCTGATCTCGCGAGTGGCGGCATTCAAGACACGCCAGCCGCGCGGCGCATGCTGCTGGCGATCGCGCTTCAGGAATCAGGTTTGCGCCATCGGCGCCAAGTTACCGCCAGCGGCGAGGAAGACGGCCCGGCCGCGTCATTCTGGCAGTTCGAGAAAGGCGGCGGGTGCAAAGGCGTTCTGACACACCACGCGAGCGCAAAGCATATGCGCTGGGTTTGCACCGAATACAACATAGAGCCGACTGCACAGGGCATGTGGGATGCGATGCGCTACAACGACATCGTCGCCGCATCTGCCGCCCGCCTGCTGCTCTATACGCTGCCCCAGGCGCTGCCGGTGAACGCCGCCGAAGGATGGGACCAGTACATCGCCGCTTGGCGCCCTGGCAGGCCGCATCCGGAGAAGTGGGCCGAATGTTGGGCAATAGCTGAACGTGTCGCCGGGGCCGCACCGTGAATCTCGAGCTGCTGGCCGCAGCCGGGGCGGGGTTCGTCCTGGGCGTGTTCGGCGGAGTCGGATTCATGGTCTATCTGATCCTGAGCAGCAGAAGCGACGTGATCAGCGCCTGCAAACAATCACCAAAAGGAAAATAAAATGGCCCCCTTGCTACCCATTGCGATGCAACTGGCGCAGTTCGTTCCAGGCATTATCAAAATGTTGACCGGCAGCGACAAGGCCGAAGACGTGGCTACGCACGTCGTCGGCATCGCCAAGGCAGTTACCGGCACCGACGACGGCGAGCAGGCGCTGGCCGTGATCAAAGCCGATCCGGCCAAGCTGATGGATTTTCAACTTGCTGTGCAGGAACAGGAACAGCGCATGATTCAGATGTTCCTGACCGATACACAAGATGCTCGCAAGCGTGATATGGCATTCGTACAGGCTGGAATTACCAACCATCGCGCGAACGCTTTGGCGGCCGGCGCTGGCGTGCTGGTGATTTTCTGCCTGTTCATAGTGGTTTGGGCCAGCGGCATGGATGACTTTGCTAAGGCGACTATCACGCTGATCCTGGGTCGCGCGCTGGGCTGGGTGGAACAGATTTTCTCGTTCGAGTTCGGCACCACGCGAGCGAACAAGACCAAGGACGACACTATCAACAATCTGACAAAGTAGATTGCCTGTGCCATAATCCTTTCAAAGGAGGGATTATGGGTAAATGTCTAGATATAACTGGACAACGCTTCGGGCGCCTGGTCGTTACCGGGAAAAGCGATAGGAAAAGCAATGCCGGAGCGTTATGGGATTGCACCTGTGACTGCGGAACTGCATCGGTAGCTAACTCATTAAAGCTGCGGAATGGTTTGATAGTCTCATGCGGTTGCTACAGGAAAGAAATTCTGAATCAGGAAACTCACGGCTATTCGGGCACGCGCACGCACCGCAGCTGGAAGGAAATGCGCAATCGCTGTCATAACGATCAGGCCACGCAGTGGAAATGGTATGGTGGTCGTGGCATCAAAATATGCCCGGAGTGGGATCGTTTTGAAACGTTCTTGGCTGATATGGGCGAACGCCCCGCAGGCAAAACGCTAGACCGAAAAGATTCGAGCGGCGATTATTGCAAAGAAAATTGCAAGTGGTCTACAGCGAAAGAGCAAGCTGCAACAAATCGCGGTTGCTTCAAGAAGCAATAAAAAAGGCCCGGATTCGAACCGGGCCTTTTTCTTTACCTCTCGAACCTGCGTCGCTCGTAAAGCGTCTTTGCCTGCGACGCGGGTGATTCTTCCGCGCCTTCCTGCCCTGGCCCGTCATCGGTCGGCATGCATCCGCACTTCGATAGTGACATCTTGTGCAGATCGCAGTACGGCGCCGGCGTGGCGGGCGTCTCGCCCCAGTCAATCGCCTTCCATGCGCCAGGCTGCATCGTTCCTGGTCGGCGGCCGCTTCCTTTTCCTGCTTCACTGGCCATCGTCGCGCTTCTTTGGCTGCATTGCTGCGATGGGCCGTGCAGGAAGCTGTTGCCAGTGGGTGTAAGGCGCCTCGGCACGCGGCCCGGTGCTGCCTTCCGGCTTGCCCACACAGCAATAGTGCTCGTAGTGTTCATTGTGGTTGAGCCACGATGCGTGGTCGTCATCGTCCGGATCGATGCAGTCGAAGTCGATGCGATAGTCTTCGGGCCCCTCGCCATCTAATGGCGGGGAATAGACCATCACACCAACGCCCGCTTCTGGCAAGCGATCCTCGACACTTATCCACCCTGCCGCGCTGTCAGTGCTTGGAGCGCCCTCGGCTGTGCTGATCAAGTCTTGCAAGCGTGCGACTTCCTTTCGCCATGTGGCCACTTGGCGTGCAATTATCGGCTCGATGCTCGGTGCGCGATCAGCGTCCTGCCCACGCTCAGACGCCACGTCGATCATTCCGCTTTCCATCAGGATCCTGCGACCACCCGGATTGCTTGGAGCGCGATCAGGGGCGACGATAAGTGGCACGGACGATTGCACGGCCTGCTTTGGAGGGTAGCCGTAAAAGTCGGGCGAGAACGATACCGCCTTGCCTGTGCTGAAGTAATGCAGCCACGCCACCGGCTCGGCGCTGGCCCGGTGCATGGCGCGAGCTGCCTGCCATGCAGCCCACATCAAGTTGGCAAACGTGCCAGCGTACGGGTAGCCGGGCCGGGACTTCATCCAAGCTTCGAACTCCAGGCGCTCCGCTTCTGTTGCTGCGAGTGGGGTCATGCTGCTGGTCCTTTCGTTGCGTTTTCGATTGCGGCCCGCGCGTCTTTTAGCGCCTTCATGACGACCTCATTGCGCGCCGTATATCCAAGCATTGCCATTTCCGCCGTTTGCAGCGCAGCCAGCAAAGTCTCCGCGTCCGCGCTGCCCTGCACAGCGATAGGGGGCGCGGACTGGCGAAAAGCAAGCCCGACTTGTCGCGCCACGTTAGCTACTTCGTCCTCTTGCAAAAACATGAGGTAGCCATCACTGCAAGGGTGACTATTCCTAAGAATTGCATTCCTTACTATGCGTTCAACACTCAACATACCTTGTTGACCATCGTCCTCGCTCGCCTCGTGCTTGACTGCTGCATTATGCGCGGCACGATAACCGGCTTTGAAATGCACATGCGATGTGGCGCTGTTCTCCCAGCGCTTGAATTCGTCCGACGACTCCCACTCGTTCCAGGCTGCACCTTCGCCCTCTTGTTTGACAGCTTGCGCGCCACCTCGTCGTCGGTCGTCACCGACGCGCGCAGCGCGAGCATGAAACTGCGCCACAGCCTCGGGTACAGGAGCCGATACAGGGGATGCGTAGAGCGTGCGGAACTCGTACACTCCGCGCCAGTCAGGTATGCGCTTGAGGCAGGTGTCTTCGTCCTCGTCTATCTGCACCCACTCGCCGCCACCGAAATGCCGCATCTGGTGTACAACCTCCGCCGCTGGCACTGTCTCGCGTTGCTCGCCATGTTGGATAGCTACGGGATCGGTCGCGGCAAGTACGTCGTGCGCCTTTGTGCGCAATTCGCCAAGCGTCCAATTGTGAACGCCTAAATTCTCGACGTACTTAGCGAAGTCGCGCAGCACGCTTACAGCTTCTTCGGATGTCTTGCTGGTAGGGTTGGTCATTTCGTGTCCTTAGCCGGGGCCGTTATAACGTTGTGCGTTCGCTGTGATTTCGTGATTGCAGATAGGGCAGCCGATACGATAAAAATCCCCGTCGCGTTGGTCGCTTACGAATTGCGCCTCGCTCGGCATAAATTCGATTTGCGTACCGCATCGGCTGCACTGTGCGAGTACAGGCTGGGTCGCTGGGTCTTCGCCCCTGTGGATGATCTTCACAGCCTCCCCTCCTTCTCTTCTGTGCTTCCATTAGGAAGCGGCATAGGGGAGAGGTGGGCCATACGCTCGGCTTGCATGGCTTCAGCAATTCGGTGCAGCTTCGCCAGAATTTCGCGCTTCATGCTGGTTGCGACAAGATCATGATCTTCAATGCACAGCGCCACGTTCAGCAGGAACATCGGCGTCACCTCGCGGGCCGCATCCGTCAATGCGTGCGCTTGGGGCGGGGTTGGGGCTGCGAGGGCGGCGAGCAGGCGAAGGATCGCGGCAGGGTTGGCGGCTGCGATGAACCGCGCATCCGGGAGTGCCACCTTTTCAGTGATCGTGCGTGGCTCAGCGGGGAAGTCGTCGTCCTGCTCGCCAATCGGGCATGGCACATCATAGGCAGTGTAGACATCAGCATGGCCAAGGCCATCGCCCCCAACGATTTCGCCGCCCGCCTCGCGGAATGGGGACATGTTCTCGTCGTACAGCCATTCGCCGGGCGTCGCAGCTTCTGCCAGCTTGCGCAGTTCGGCCAATTCGCCGCTCTGGATGGGCGCTGGCTCTTGGGTGGCGACCCGGTCGAACGCTTCGATAATCGAAGCCCATACGTGTTCGGGCTGGAAGCACTTGCCAGTTTCAACCAGCGCGTCTTTGATCGATGGGTGCAGCTTTACGGGCATCATGCGGTAGCCGGCTGCGGCGTGTCGCGCTGCCTGCGCATTTCCCAGGTCCGCGATCAGCTCTAGGATGTCTTCCGGCTTTACCTTCGCCATCGACGCCAGCTTATGCTTAATGGCGAAATCCGCTTCCTCCTTCAATTGTTCGATATTCATTTTCCCACCCTCGATTCGTTATAGGCTGCTTCCTCGGCGCGCATGCGCTGCGCGACTTTTTCATGCACGCGCACCGCATCCGCTTTAAACGGGTGCTTGGCCTGATACGTCGGACCGAACTGCTCGTTGTACTCGTGCAATTCTTCTGCCTGGATCTCGATCGTCAGTTCTTCGTAGCGGGCGGCGTGCTGCTCGTTGCGGTGCGCGCGCTCGGCCGGTGTCAGGCGGCGAATGGATTGGCAGGCCATTATTCGGCCTCTCGCAGCGTTTTGACGAATTCCTTGTACCACGGACGCCGATAGATGCTATTGCGCTGCACGCCGGCCTTCTTGGCCGCTTCTGCTGGCGTCTTCCCAGCAAGAATAAGCGCCTCCGCTTTATCCATCGCCTGACTTTGCCCGCGTTCTCCTGGTTTCTTCATTGCGTTTTCTCCTGTGTTTGTTGACGCATGCCTAATGTACAGCTTTAGACTTACGTACGCAACATCT